TGTTGGTTTATCAAATAAATATAAATACCACCTGCCGATACCAGCGCAGCCAATCGCAAAAGCCAATGTAAGCTACCACCTGACGTGACTGCTAACGCAAACAATCCGACGCACATCTTTGATATAAATTTCCTATGGATCAAAGTGTGGTACGTAAACGCTGTCAAGGTGACATATGTGGGTAAACGCCGAATGATACACTCTGGAATGAAATCTATCATCCATGGTATGTTCTCGTATTGCCTATCACCGCGTATTTGCGTAGGTATAATGCGCTCTAATGTCCCAATATCGCCGGAAACTGCCTGACTAATAATCGAATTAATGACCTCGTCATCGAAGATATCTTTTGAGGCGGTTGTGTCAGCCGTAGGGGAACCATCGCTAATGTATATCTCATCTATCGGTAGGGCGGAGACATCGTCTCGCCCCACATGAGTTTGTAAACCTTCGACAACGTTAGTACTTTTGCTCCAATTGTGCTTGTAATTAAAAGGACGTGGTTTCACTAACCCAGCCTTCTCATCACGCCTACGTTTAGCGACTGTTTGTGGGTCTCCAACATCGACTTGACCATCATTTCTGCATTTATCGTTCCGACCCGGAAACTCCTCATCAGGACTCTCGTAGTCACTACACACACGACAAACATCACTAGGGAACCCACAATTGCATAACGGAACCTCCACTTTTTGAGCTGATAAAATCGCCTGTTGTGAAGCGTCATGTTTTGTCCATTCGCGCTTGTATAGCTCCAGTAAAGTAACCAAATCGATATTATGCGCATCCTTCCCGTTATCTAACTTATAAAAACGGGATGCGTTTCCGGGCATTGGGTATTTAACATCAAACCTCCAAAGATCTGTGTGACCCAATGCCTTTGTGGGATCCAAAGCCGTACTGTCCTCCTTGCGAAATTTCTCTCTAACGAAGGGGTATACAACAAATCCCACGCGACGCAAAATGGAATAGGTGTCATTGACAAAGATTGAAGCGTATAGATGATCAACGTTTGTGGTTAAACCAACGAGCTCGAAATTAATCGGAACAGCTCCTTTTGACTCTATGTCTGGTTTAAGTGCCACACATGGCACGTTGTTGATGATCTTGATCAAAAAATCGTGGGCGTTCTCACCTGGAGCTACTCTCTCTGGACATTTGTTCATAAAATCGTCTAACAATCCCACAATATGATGCGAAAAAACTTCCGATTGAAATTTGTCTGCTGTATTAACAGTCACAACATAATCCCTCTCATCACCTTCAGGCTTCCATCCTTGTTCGGTTTTCTTCCATGCAAGGAAAGCCTTCGTCATATGCGATGTGATAGAACTCTTACCAATGCCGGCGGGGCCAGCAATCAAATACCCAAAAGGGCAATATTTCAATTGCGACGATAAAGTCACCATGGCAGTTCGTGTCAAGAGCTTCTCAAGCTTAGCATACAAATGGACTAGCGTTCTATCAACCATCTTATCGGTGTTTGTCTTTTTTAAAAGAAGAATCTCGCGTTTGGCATCATCGATTCGCTTCAAATAATCCGCGCGCTGAAGACCTCTCTCAACTAGACGCCCATTCTCGTAGAACGGCATCCAAGCATCAAGATCAGCGACCCTAAATTCCAAGTTTTGTAACTTGTCGAATGTAAAATTCTTCGGAAATAAGGTCCCTTCCATTATCATCGCGTACCCATAGTCAGCGAAAGACTGCAAACTATCCGCAATCACTGAAAGAATTTCAAAAACTCCTCCTTCGATGGGTTGTAATGCAAACAATTTGACTCCCTGCATATTATACGATCCAGCCCAATATTGCATGAGTCCCATACCCATTATCGCCCTAATAAAGCGAACTATAGGTTTTATGAGACCAAGATTTGCTAATTTACCTGGATTTTTAATACAAGAAATCAACATGTCTATACCAATTTTGACTGATGAGCCGGAGTGGGTCTCAAGTGCCACAAATACGCTATCACCGCTCATCGAGCGGTCATCTGCGAATGCGACATCATCATCCAATACACCACGTGTCTTGGTAACTTTCGGGGCCTCTTTTACGACCTCCGACTTGATCTCCTCCTCCGTATATATACCCTTAAATTGTGTCACTATCGATGAATCCAAAAATTCATTGACACATTTAATCAACCCCAATATGAAACTACGCTTATGCGTTACTAACCCAAATTCTTTACAGACTAAATATATAGATGTTACTAATCCCCGATATGTATTTTGCGCGGTCAAATTTATAAAACAAAGCGCTAATCGCTCTGCAAAAATGGGCCAATCAACCTCGTTGATTAATTCATTTGCTAAATATTTTGCCGCTACTTCCCTAAATGTATTTTTATGTTTTTTATTTATTTTATCTGCGACGCTATGTAATAGGCCGCTATGGGTGTCCAAATCATGTAAATGAATTGGGAGTGGGGGTGTGTCCTTACACGACGAATCGTCGCTCATTGAGTCCTTCCCACTTGTATCGGTTGTTTGTCTAACTTTTAGTAAGTGTTCTAATGCTTTTATAGCTTCTTTCTCGCTGCATGAGAAGTGTTGCAGGTCCGGTCTCTCTCCGGCCACTGGCGCTTCATCATGTGATTTGTCATCCTGAGCACATTCAAACTTAGTGCAGAGGGGGGCTAGGCCATCTGGCTTGGCTTCGCCGTTCCATGTCCCATTTATCGTTTCGATCTCAAGGTCCGACATTATCATGGAGGGGGGGGGGGGGTAGGTCTTAATTTTCGACGAATCAACTTAACCAATATGTTGATCGCTTATGTGTGGGTTTACCGCGTACCCAACACCATACACGCTGCTCTTTTTTGTGTTATCATCAATGACTATAGACTCCATAACCACAATAATCACTTAACTTTCAGGTCCCTGGACACTAAATATCTCACTCCTAAGGAGAGGGAACACTGTTGGAAAAATGACTATCATGATAAATGAAGCGGGTGCTAAAAAATATATAAACACCTAGAAGTTCAGGCTACGTTCAGCGCTGCATCAGCTTCTATACAAGTGGATTTGCCAGTCCACAAGATAGTTTAGTTCAACCTGCATCGGGCATCGAGGATTTACCATGCAACCACGCCTTTGGCTTGACTTCTACTTACTGAATTCCTGACTACGCGCACAAAATTCGCTCTACGATACTATAACTATACTAAACTCGTATTGCATCTAACTACAACATTTCATTTCCAAATTCCACAAAAACGAAAACCTTGTCACTAATGTGTTAAAAATTACATATGATTAAGCGGCACATGTCTACTAAGTAATCTCTAAAAGAGATCATTTCGATCGACGCTGACACTATTATAATAATGCTCATAGGGGTAATCAAACAACATTTAACTCTGGATCTCACATCGTTTTGTATGTATCTAATTGGATAGACTATTTGTAATCATTAACAAACTAATTAAGTATGTCATGAAAAACGCGCATCTCTGCGCTCCACAAGTGCCCGTGGACAGGGCGGGATAAAAATCTTATCGGGCTGTTTTAAAACTAAGAATAAAATAAACATTTCTTTCTAAAATAACAACTGGATTTAAATCAAATAAGTTTTTGAAATATAACAATATTTCTCTAAGAATCTTCTTTGTCGGATTTACAAGGGACAAAATGAAGACTGTATAAAGAGAAAATTGCAATATACTACTGTAAATCATTTCACTTCTATCAAACATAGCCGTAGTGCAACTATGAGTTCCATTGATCAGGAAGGGGTGGATAAAGACCCTTCTTCTGTCAATTCTGAGGTCATTTGACACTCAATCTACACACGCGAGACGGTCTTTAAAGACGGATCATTCACGTGAAGTATGATCAAAAATCATACTCTATATCGAATTTTGACTATAACTAACATAGGTTTCAATATACGTAAATCACTGGTCGGGCAGACTCCCGAACCTACATGAAAAACTAGCCACAAGGTATATACC